TGCCGATGTTGGAGGCGGCGGTGGTCGCGTTCGACCCCTGGCCAACCGCGACATTGCCGCCGAGCTGGGAGAGGTTCGCCAGCTGATTATAGCGATTGGTCTGGTTGGCCCAGTAGTCGTTGAACTGGTTCTGAAACGCGCCTTGCTGCGTCTGGAAGCCGGCAAGTTGCTGACCGTAGCCGGCAAGTCCGGCATTATAGCCGGCGAGTTGGTTGCCATAGATACTTTCGGCGTTGTTGAGCTGCTGGTTGTAGGTGCTGTTGGCGAGACCTGTGGCATAGCCGGCGGCGCCCTTCAGGGCCGCACCTGAGACCCCCAGGCCCTGTGCTGCGGCGGCGTTCTGGGTGCCCAGCAATCCCTGCTGCAGCGTGAACTGGTAGCCCGGCGTCTGCGCCAGGCCGGCCATCGTCGGGTTCCAGGAGAACTGCGGCGGCGGCCCTCCGGTGTATTGCGGCACCTGCGCGGCGGTCGGCTGGCCGGACATGTCCATCGGCGTGCCAAGCTGGCCGGATGCCAGCATGTTCTGCAGCTGCCCCGCGGCCGCCCCGCCTGCCGAGATGAACGGCTGCGTGTTGACGATGTTCTGGTTCATCTCCAGGGCTTGCAGATAGGCTGACTGCCCCGAGCCGGCCGATCCCTTGCTGCCGCCGAACAGCGACCCAGCGGCGCTGGCCACGCCCCCTACGGCGCCGGCGATACCTGCTGCAGCCGCGATGCCCATGTCAGTGCTCCAACATCTTGGCGTAGAGCGTCTCGAACGGCTGCATGCCGATCGCCGCGAGCAGCCGCCCGCAATCGCGGTGCAGCTTCGAGCTTGCCACCCAGCGCATCACACCACGGCGCCGAAGTTCGGCCTCGACGGCGCGGAACAAGCGCCGGCCTCCCATGCGCCCACGATGACGGGGATCGATCCAGAAGATATCGATGGTGCCATGCAGGCTGCTGCCGTAATGCAGGCTCGGTGCGATGATGACCCAGCAGTAGCCGACCAGATGGCCGCGCTCGCGCAGCGTGACCAGCAGCAGCTTGCCGCGCTCATACAGCGCCCGGTATTCATCCCAGCGCGGATCCAGCGGGATCACATCCTTGTCGAGCGCCAACTCTTCCCAGTGCCGCGGCAGCATCGGCAGCATCTCGGGGAGTGCCGCGAAAAAGTCTTCGACCTGTGCGGTGAAGTGGAGATGGATCATCCACGAACCATGTCTATCATCAGGTGTATACGTGCATCAGCCGAACCGTTCTCCACAGAGTGCATTTCCCTGTGTTGAAACCAGAAAACCTGCCCACTCAGCATCTGCACAGTTTCCCCGCCGCAGTGATACAGGCTGCCCGGCAGCCCCTGCAACGCAACGTGCAGGCGCATCACGTCCGGCTGCTCGACATAGGCGTTACCCACATCAGCGTGCGCGGCGATGCGGCCGCCCGGCGGCAGGCGGCTGATGATGATGCGACCGAGGCTGACCGCCTCCATGCGCCGCATCAGGTCGAACACGATGGGCCGCGCCTGCGGCAGTTCCGACCAGGCCGGATAGGCGACTGGCTCGGTGTTGTTGTCGTTGTCCTCGAGGTGTTCTGGCGCGGTGTAGCGCAGCAGGACGTCGCTGCATTCGCTCATGGCGGTGCCCGGCCGCGTGGTGCGGAAGCGGTGCTGGTCCCACAAGCCGGGCCGCATTTGAAGCGCCATAAGTAGCGGCAGAACGTCGCATTGCCCAACCTGCAGGAAGTTTCTCATGGCAGGCGTTCCTGCAATGCCTGCACCGTGGCCTGCAGCGTCGCCACCTGCCCCTCCAACTGCTTCACGGCAGCGAAGAGGCTGTTGAGAAACCGGAAAGAAGTCGCCTGCAGGTCACCGTTCGGCTGCACGAAGCCGATGGACGAAATCATGCCCTGGGTGGCGCTGCGGGCCTGCGCCGCCGTGGTGGTGCCGCTCATGAACCATCTCCCTGCATGACCACGAGGCCGCCGTTGTCGATCAGGCGCCAGTAATTCGCGCCATCCGGCAGCGGCGGCTCGTGGCCCTCTGCCAGACTGCGCAGCGCGGCCTCCTCCAGAGGTGTCAGGCTCGCCACCCGCTCGCCGTCGGCGGTGTCGTCGCAAGACGGCGGCATGGTTCCCTGGTAATACAGCAGGGTCGCCAGGCTGCCGGCGTGGCGAACGATTTCCCGCGTCAGGCGATGCTCCAGTGAGATACTGCGCTGAATCATCGCTAGGTCTCCATCGGGACCGTATCGATCCACGCTCCATTGAGGGCGCACTCGCCTTGCCCTTGCCACTGCAGCCGGTAGACCCGGTCGCGGGCATAGCCGAGGCGGCGCCATTGATATTGTCCGTTGCTCTGGTTCGCGACCGTCTGCGGCACCGGCGTCCCGTAGGTCTGTCCGCCATCGTCGGACCAGTCGAGCTCGACCGTATCGGACGACAGCTGCGTGCCGACCATGGCGGCGGAGAATCTTGTGTGCGCGACGCGCTGGCCATCGTTCTGCAGGTGCATCCAGGAGCGGGTGCGCTGGATCGCTGTGCCGGCATCCGTATAGGCGTTCTGATCGATTGCGAAGATGCGCCCTGAGCTGCGGTCGCCGGCCAGCATGACGTTCTGCCATGTCACATTCTGCACGCTCCCGGCGTAGGCGGTGCAGAAGGGTAGCCATGCGTCGCTCGTGCTGCCGAAACACCGCTGGTGCCACATCCGCGTGGAGGCATCGTAGCCCCACCACGCATTGGCGCTCGGGAAGTAGAGGCCGACCGTCTCGTGGCCGCCGATCTGGTAGGCCATGCCGACGCAGTCGACGACGGTCGGATAACCGCGCCAGATGTTCTCCACCGCGAAGTTGCTGACACGCTTGGCGGCGTAGCCCTCGCCGCGCATCAGCATGCTGTGGCCCCAGCGGTCCTGGCTCAGCCAGTAGACGGCGTTGTCGGCCACCACCACGGAATAGACCGCGGCACAGCCCTGCTGGATGATGCTGTTAGGCATGCGGGCAAAGGGAAAGTTGGCTGCCCCCGCATTGTACCAGATCTCGGTGGTGGCGTTGCCGAACAGCCAGATGTTGTCGTGCAACACACAGAGGCTGACCAGCCGGTCGTTCCAGCCCACCTTGCCGGCGAAGTAGAGCGGGTCGAACGGCGTTACCACGTTGCTGGTGGTGCTGTAGAAAGTGGGCGTGCCTGGCCAGTTGAAGATCAGGAACGTGTCGATGAAATCGACCCGGTTGGAACCGTAGAACGCTGGGTCGTCGATCGGCTGGAGCGAGGCCCCTGTCCCCGTGTTGGCCAGCGGCACCATGTAGCCGTTGCTGCTGCCGTCGACGATCACCAGCGTGGTGCCGTTGTCGCACATCGACACCGCAGGCCACCCCGTATCACTGGCCAGCGAGCCGAGTTGCACGGCGCTGGTCGGGTTGACGTAGAGCCGCAGGATGTTGGTGCCGACCGCAACGATGATAGCACCGTCGGAGGTCACGTAGAGGCCGCGCACGCGGGCGCCGTAGGCGGATAGATCAGCGATCAGGGTAAGGCCCGGCGCAGGGTAGTGGGTGACTCTGAATGGGGCATCCTGCGGGTTCGGCTCCGGTACCAAATTGATGCACTGCTGCGCGTTGGCGATCGGCGAGCGCGCCTCATAAGCCCCCTGGTGCAGCTCCAGTTTCACGACGCTTCCACTCCGAGAATGGTCTGCGATACTGGTTTGAGCGCAGCCGCCGGTTTGCGGCTTGTTCCTTGTATGTAGCCCAGCGGCAATTGCCGGGCTCGTAATTGCCGTCGTTGTTGGTGCGATCGATTGTCAGACCGTCCTGATACGTCGGCCCCATATCGTTCATAAACGCCGTGAAACTGGCCTTCCACTCGTCGCATATACGGATGCCACGCCCGCCGTAGTTTTGCCAGTTTTTGCGCTTGGGATTGTCGCAGCGCTGCTTCATCGAATGCCAGACGGCGTACAATCTGCTCCCAACCATGCGATGCTGTTCGCCTATTGTGCAGCCGCATGATGCAGAGACGCCATTCCTCAAACTGTAGCCCAGCACATCGCGTTCGGTACCGCACTCGCATCGGCACCACCACCTTCTCACATAACCGTTTTTGCCGTGGAATCGCACAACAGTCCATCTGCCGAACTGCCTGCCAACCATGTCCCTGACCATAGGAAAAGCATACCGTCATGGCATACTTCCCTCTAGCCTTTTCTCTATCTCCATGATCCGCTGTAACAGATGCGCCCCCATCGCAAGGGGAGTGAATTCCATCCGGTTGGCAACACGATCGTGGCCAGTGGCCAACTTCTGGAGCACCATCACCTCAGAACGAAGTCCAATGACTTGCGCAAGCAATGTGCGCTCTAATTCCATCAGTCGCTGGTGATCTTTGAACAGTGCATCATGGTCTTCCTGGGAGGCGGCCTCAGGCTGCTGCTCAATGCGCGCCAGCCGCCGCCCCAGGTCTTCGTGCGCCCCTCTAATCTCCGCATGTGCGGCAAGCAGCTGACGTTGTGCGTCCTGCATTGGCTCACGCAGTTCCCGCACCTGTTGCATGATCGCGGCGGTATAGGCGAGCGGCGTCACCTCCCGCTCATTCCTTTGGCGGGCGTGCATCGCCACGAGGCCCTCGAGGGCGGCGATGCGCTGGTCGTGATGCGCGATTGCCACCTCGTTGCCAACGGCAGCCGGGTCTGGCGTCAACGCTGTCGCCATCGCGATCTCGAGGAGGTTCAGGACCGCTGTGAAGCCGTCGTTGAGATCAGCAGCCCTGAGGGGCGTCCCCGGTTTGAAGGTCGGCAGCTTGATGTCGGGGAGGTGGCTCATGGCACCTCACTGCAACACGGTGACAGGAACGCCAGCGGAAGTTTCAATAAAGCCCGCCGCCGGGTTCTTGAGCCTCGTGCTACCACGGAGCGCGCTCGGCATCTGCAGCGGCTGCAGCGCGAAATTTACCATGCGCAATGTGTTTAACGAGCTCCTCGCTGACGCGGCGAGCGCCGGGTTCAGCGGCACCGCATAATTGATGCAGAGGCGCCCGGCCAGATTGTAGACGATGGCTTCCTGGCTCTCGACCGGCAGCAGCGTATCGAGTTCGATGGCTGCGCCCTCCTCGCCCGCCAGGTCGATGGCTTGCTGGAACCCGATGTAGAGGCTGAACAGCGGCTGTAGCGGGATCGGCCAGACCTTGACGGTCGCATTCGGAATGAGCGGGTCATAGAAGATGCAGGCAGGCCAACTCTGCAGGCTTTTGAGCGCGATCTGGTCGTATTGCTCGCGGCTCTCCAGAACTCGCATCGGGAAGTCGATCGGGAAGGAGTTCGGCCCGCTGCCGACGTCCTGGCGCAGAAAGCAGCTTTGCACGTTGGCGGGACGGAAGTTGCCGTTGACCACCACGTCCGGCGCGCCGCCGGCAGGACCGACCGTGTAGTCGCCCTTGCCGGAGATCAGCGGGAAGAGGACGTTGTCGAGGCGGAACACTAACCAGCGCTTCTGGCGCCACTGCTGCAGCATCAGCAGCAGCGCCGTCTGCGCGTCCGCGGTGTCCTGCGGCAGCGCGACCTGGCCGACGCCCAACAGGCCGGAGGCGCGCTGAGCATAGGCGATGAGGTCGGAGACCAGCACGCCTACCTGCGGCCGCCGTTGCCGTTCTGGTCCTGGATGGTGCGGATGGCCCGCGGCACCGACATGGTGCCATCGCCGTGCCGGCTCGAGGTGGACGCGTCGCCGCTCGGGCGGTCCATGTCGCGGGCGCCGGGCATGCCGCCGCCGGGCCCCGGCTCGCGGCGTTCGCCGCCCATGCGCACCCGCTCCTTGGGGCCCGTGTAGGGGTCGCGTTTCAGTGCCATGTCGGTCCTCCTATTTCGTGCGTTGGCTGCGGAGCGGCGGCATCTCGGGCGACGCTTCGTCGGCTTCGCGCGGCGAACGGCCGATGCCGCGTTCGTCCAGCAGCCGCTCGAGCACGTTGCGAATGAGCAGTGCCAGCGGGTCGTTGTCGCCGTAACCCGGCGCTGACGACGGCGTGGGCCTGGGCCGCATGTGCACGGCGAGGGGCTTTTGCCCCCAGCCTTCGTGCCGCAGGCTGTCTTCCTCCTCGGCGGTCTCCACCTGCATGGTTCGACCGTCGGGGTGGAAGATCATGCGGGGATAGTCGGCCCTCCCCGCATTGCCTGGGGTTGCTTCGCTCATCGCCGCGTCGGGTCCACTTCCGGTTGCCCGCCCGGCCGCTGTGGCGGGCGGCCACCGATCCCGCCGGCCGGTGGCTCGGGCCGCGCATCGGCGTCAACGACAACATGGCGGTAGTGCACACCGCGGCCGCCGCCACCGATCAGGACGAGGACGAGGAATTTTCCATGCACGCCGGGCGGAAGCGGAGGCCAGATGGTCCCAGGCGGCAGTTCCTCGTCGGGTTCGCCCGGCGCCGGACCAGGGCGCGCGGGCGGAGTGCCGCCGATGCCGCCAGCTGGCGGTTGTTGTGCCCCCGGCGGCAAGCCTTGTCCTGGCCGCTCCGGACGATCCGGACGCGGCGGAATCGGTCTCCATGGATGCTCTGGCGTCAGCGGCGGCCAGATGCCCGCGGGCGGGTCCGGCACATCAGGCGGCTCGACCTCGGGGCCTTCGGGATATTCGGGATGCTCGGGGCCTTCACCCACGTCAACGCCGTAATCGGGATCAACCGGGCGACCACCGCCGGGACGACGGCGACGCACGCGAAGAAAACCACTGACGAATGGCATATGTTTTCACTCCATCGATTGTCGTAACGCTTACGGCACGTCGGCCACCGCGACGATCCATTCAGGTCTGACGGCCAGTGACCCGAACAGGATGTCGAGGCGGGTGATGAACTGGTCGGACAGCACCGCGTAATCAGTGACCATGCGCAGGCTGATGCCGTCATAGGTCTCGCGCGCTGCCTCGTGCACGCCACGCGGCAACTCAAGGTCTGCCGTCGCCATAGTTACGGCTTCGGCATAATAGGCGAAGTTCTTGCGGTAGACGCTGCCAGCTGGCGTCGCCGGAACAATGGGGGCACCGGCGGCTGGGCTCGCGACCACGGTCTGGAACGGCACCTGCACGCCGCCCGCTCCGGCCGGGATAATCGGCGGATAAATCGGGATGACGGTGCCCCCGGCGTTGACGTTAGCGGTGACGGTGAACTGTGCCGGCTGGGCGTTCGATAGCTTGGTGACGCGGTTGACGCTGTTCACGCCGGTGATCGTGAAGACGTCGCCAGCGAGCAGTGGGCCGGCCAGCGCGGTGACTGTGAGGTTGGAGCCGGTCTGGTTGGCGCCGGCAACGGTGGGTGGCACGCCGTAAGCGCCGGTGGTGTGGCTGAGCACCGTCTGATCCATGCCCCAGTCGAAGCCGAGAGTGTCCACCGAAAGGGTGCCGCGCATGTACTGGTCGGAGATCTTCACCTGCGGATTGAACAAGCCCATGAGGCTGGTCAGCGTGCGGGCCTGGCTCAGCGGATCAAGCACGATGAAGCGGTCGTTCCGCGGCGCGCCGTTCTGGTCGAGGATCGCCCCGGCTGCCAGCCAGGTCCCGGCGGTGGGCGAGATCATAGCGCCCCCGGTATCGGTGTTCTGTACCAGGTTCGAGGCCTGCTCGATGTTGTGCATGATCTGGACCGCGACACCGCCGGCCAGCACGTTCACCGCAGGGGCAAGAACGCGCCGGCTGTAGTCGTCCAGGCTCATGGCACGATCGACGCTCGAGAAGCTGACGTCCACGCCCAACTGGGTCGCCAGCACCAGGGTCGTGTTCTGCTCGTTGGTCGCCTGCGGGACCGCGGTTGGGCCGGTGCGCAAGATGTAATCGTTGGGCAGCCGGATGCGCAGCTGCTGGCCGATCTTGGCGCCGGAGCGGGCGAACTCGTCGTCGTGTTGGCGTCCGATGGTGCGCATGAACCAGTTGGAGTTTCGGAACAGGCGAACCGCTTCGCGGGTGATCTGGTTGATGGTTAAGAGATTATTTGCTGGTCCGGACACGGGGCTGCCTCCTCGTCGCGTCCGGCGCTGAGGCAGCAGCCTGGTACGCGATCAGAACCGGGTTGAGGGAATCGCGGTTCCGTGCGGAAGGATTAGGCTTTGGTGCATCCGCTCGGGGTCGGCGTGCAGCGTGTTGACCCAGCGAAGACGGGCGGCAGGTTTGAGCCGATGCCGACGGCCAGCAGCGCTATTGTTGAGCCCGCGCAGAGGGACAGCATCCCCGAAGGGAAGGCGCGAAAGTTATCCCGACAGGGGTGCGGACGCAAGAACCTTAGCGCGAGATGCGGCTGCGGCGTTCCTCGGCGTCGCGGCGGCGGATGAACTCCGCCATCGAGGTCTTCTCGAGCGGCACGGGGCCGGCTCTGCTGGTGCCCCTGACCGGGCGCAACGGCTCCGGCGCCTGGGTGACGGGAACCGCCGGACGGCCGGACGGTCCGGTGCCATCCGGCGCCAGCGGCGGCGCCGCCGCAGCCACGCTGGTTCCGTTGGCGGTGCCTCCGATCGAGAGTCGCGCCAATTCCACCGCCATCGCCATCGGCGGCAGGTTCAGCACCCGCGACGCATTATCGAGGTCGGAGGCGAGGGTGCGGTAGACGCGGTGACCGTCCGGCAGGTGAGCGATGGCTGCCAGGGCATCTGGCCGATTGCCGAACCCCACGGCGTTGAGCGCGCGCACCGCGTCGTCGAAGTCGGCATATTCCTCCCTGCCGCGACGCGCTACCTCGTTACATGCGCGGTTGAAGTCCTCCAGCATCTTTTCCTGACGCAGCTGCTCTTTGGCGACCTCGACTGGGTCTGGCACGCCGCCGGCGCGCGCCTGCTGCTGCTCGCGCTCGATCTGAGCCAGCCGTTGGGCCAACTCGTCGGCTTGGCGCCGGGCCTCGTATTTCTCCCAGTTCAGCCGGTCGACCCGCTTCTGGAGTTCAGGCGGGAGTTCCGGCTTGGCCGGCTCGGCGGGGCTGTCGGCCTCGGTCGGCTGTGCTTCGGCTTCGGCTGCCGGTGGCTCGGCCTCCCGCCGCGGCGGTGGCTCAGGAGCCGGCGGTGGCTCAGGAGCGGGCGTCGGTTCGGGTGGCGCCTCGGGCTTCTCAGGCGGCGCTGGCTCCGGGTGCTTCGGCTCGTCCTGCCCTGACATGCGAATGCGGTCGCTCATTGCATCACCTTGGT